GTAAATCTATTCAAATAGAAACCATACGTTGGATTTGTATTAGCAGTACCATCAGTATTAAATCCCGCGAGAGATTTGTCTTGCCAATACTTCAGAACTCCTGTATTTTGATCATAAGAAACAACTCTACCAACAGCTGTTGATCCAACTCCAACTGTTTGAGTAATTCTACTATCTGCGGGGAAAGTAGCAGTACTATATCCAATACCAGTTAATTTAATAGCATAAACAGCACTTGCCTTACTTTCCATCAAAATGGATGTCGAATCATATGCCTCTGGATTTTCTACCAGTCCAACACGAGCAATTTGATTTCCGGTAATAAAATCTGGATTCTGTAAATCGTTTTCAATTCTAGAGTATACAATTACGTTGTATGCTCCCAATTCTCTATAGATATCTGCCCCATGTCCTCCTTGAGGTGGAATGATGACATTAAATACAGGTGATGTACTTCCAGTAGGAACATTACCTGCTTGCAAATCTACAGTTCCATAAGTATATCCAGAACCACCTTTAGTTATTGTAACTGCTTCAACTTTTGAATCATTGTTGACAGTGACAGTACACTCGGCACCTGTGCCGTCTCCTTTGATTGGAACTCTAGTATAGGTTTGGTTTGCGGTGCCAAGTCCAACGCCACGATTGGTGATAGTTACAATTTTTAATTGTCCACTAGTGGAAGCATTATTTCTTACTGCGCTGTCTGTGGTATTTGTCTCCCAATTTTTTGGAACGGGAATAAAGTTTATAGAATCAAACTTAATAATATCGCTTGGTTTAATTGTATAAAGATATTTCCAAATATAACCATCTCCACTTGTGCCTGCCGATCTTGGTTCTAAGTCAACAAAAGTTGGTTCATCAAGAGAAGGTTTTCCTTCTGGATTTTCTGGAGATGAACCGTTTTGTAGACAGATGTAAACCTTATAGTCGCTATTAACAACATAATAATTTGCAGAATACAAACTTGTTGCACCAGATGGTTTTGATGTATTTGTTCTGCTGATATCGTGACGATACATGTCATATGTTGTTCCAGATTGCCATGCAACCTTGCGAACAACTTGCTTTACATCATCTTCCCCAATCTTCTTGAGAGCGATCATTGTATCCCAATAATCATTCTCCTGATCAAAATTATCCTTCGGCGCAGGAGGGTTTGCATCCCACGTCGAAGAATAATCGGTTGCATTTGGGAGTCCCACAAAAGCATAATAAGAATTTGAAGAAGAGGTTGCTACAGAAACAAAACTCTTAGCATTCAGTATTCTTAATTGATCAGTTATAATTGCAGACATTTTATGAGTTTTTTATCTATTTATCAAACGTAATTTCGATATTTTAATGGGTTGTATCTGTGAACGGTAGGTGATGTTGAAACACCAACTAATCCGTTGTTGTAATAATTAAATGCTTTTGCATTACTTCTACTTAAATTGTGTATTCTTCCCCAACTATATTCCCCATAGAATGAACTATAACCAATGCCAGATAATCCATTATAATCAGAAACACTTACAGTTACTTTAGCAACGTATGTTAATCCTATGCCAGGAGCACTTGTTTGTGCTATGGAAACAGATGCTACTTCATATACATTATCTATGAATGTGGATCCGATACTTAATGTAGAACCATCTTGATAAATTGATGTTAATCCATTCCCGACATTAGAATTGAAGACTACAAAATAGTAGCCAGTCTGAATTCCACTTACACCTGTTGTCGCAATTCCAACAGTATTAACATTCATATCCCTTATGAATGAATTTTCTGGGATAAAAAGATCAAAAACTATTCCTGTTGATGCTACTCCAACTGTAACTGTACTAATCCCTACAATTACACCAAAATCACCTTCATACAAAACATCATCGATTGTTTCTCTTATCACATTTGAAGATTCTATCAAGACAACTGGTGGTGATGTTGTAGTATATCCAGTTCCAGGATTTGAGATTGATATTGAAGAAACTGTTCCACCTACAGATATTATAGATGTTGCGGTTGCTCTTTGAGTTGTTCCAAGTCCCACTGGATTTTCTATGATAACATTCGGATTTGTTGAATAACCAACTCCACCATCAGAAATAATGATTGAAGAAATAGTTCCCGCCGCCGATACGATAGCTGTTGCAGCTGCTGAAACTAATTGATCTTGGGATATAATTGTAATTTTTCTTTGTGGTTTTTCGCTTGTTCCATCTTGCAAATATTCGCTGGCATTATCAAAAAATGTTTTAACGTTTTCAACAAAAATTTGAGTAGATGCAATAGAAACACTTTGAATTAAGTTTGAAGTTGGGTTGATGACGGGTTCATAAAGAATTCTGTCTTTTGCAACTTCTTCTCCATTAATAATCTTATCTTCAGTCTGTCTGCACCAAACTACAGGACGAAGTAAGTTTGCATCTTGAGTAACACCAGGTCCAGGATAAACGTTAGTTTCTGCAATGTCTGTGGAAACTACATCAGTCACCAGTCTTGTGTTTTGTCTCAATCCTTCGACACCACTGGTGATTGTCAAGGTGTCTCCTTCTTTGACAGTTTCAAGAATATCGACATTTAATGTGTCAACACTACCAGTTCCCTTGTAGAACAGAATCTTGGAAAGATCTCCTGGTTTTGGTGGTTCGCTGAAAGTAATGATACTTCCACCGTTGAATGTGTATGAAATATCAGGAACTTGGAGAATATCATTAATGAAGATCAATAGACATGCTTTAACTTCAATATTAGATCCTCTTCTTGCTCTGATGGTTGTTTGATCTCCATTAATCTTGATTGGGAAGTTAACTCTTTCCCCATCAAATAGAGAATCAATTGGATCAATTACCTGAAGATCACCAAGAGTCCAACCATTAAAGGTATCTGAAGCAGTTCTATCAACAGTGATTTGGAACTCTTTAAACGAGATAGAAGGATCTGTTGGAATTCCAGTGGCACCACCAATGTCTACAGTCAGAACTTCACTTTGTCCAAAACCATATCCTGGTTTTGTGATTTCGAAGGAGATTACGCTAGAACCTTGTCCAACTACAACGTCAACATATGCCTCAGTACCAATTCCACTTGAAGTGGAACTATAGATTAATGGTATATTTGAGTATGATAATGGTGCATCGAAGATGACATATGGAATGTTGGTAGATGTATATCCAACCCCAGGATTTGTAATTGCAACTCCTGTTACATGTCCACCAACAACCGTAGCAGTACCAACGTATGTTATCTCAGGAATACCAGTGCTTGAGAGTGCAACTCCAACATTAACTGTTTGAACTCCTACGCGATAACCAGATCCACTGTTTCCGATACTAATCGCAGAAATAGTTCCTGCAATAGAAACAGTAGCAGTTCCTCCAGCAGCAACTAGAGGTTGATATCCTAATCCCTCTGTTGAAGCAACAGAGACTATTACACCACCAACAGGAATACTTGCAGCATTCACATCATAAGCAGTTGAGGATGCCGAACCCGTGAATGTTATTGAGCTGATTCCAGCAGATTCTGATATGTCATAGTCGCCAGTAATTAATACACTTCCCGTAGATCTTTCTGGACCTTGGAAAATCTCATTGATAAGAATAACAGCATTACTTGTGGAGAATCCAGCAATGTCAACACCCTGAGATTTCAGAGTAAATTCTTTGTTAATTCCATTAAATCCATCAGAAATATCATCAAAGATGTAATTCTTGGAATATGGTTCTGCACTAGTATCTGTTACCCCAGATCTCATGAATGTTCTTCCACTAAATGTGGAATGAGTTTGAATACCAATCCAATCTCTTTCATCTGGAGGATTCGTTGTAGATGCGATTGGTTTCAGTCCATATGGTGCAGTAATGAAGTTAATAGTATTATCAACAATATTATAATCTCCACTGATCTTTGTAATAAGACTTCCAGGATCATGTGTGGAAATTCCTGTTCCCATCCATTGTCTCTGAACAAAAACAATATTTGATGCACCAATACCTACACCATCAATCCTCATTATTTCGTTATTAATTCTAATCAAATCTCCACCGAAGAAAGATGTTATACCAGAAAATTCTAATTTATTTGTTGTAACTGGCATTACAGAAGCAAGAGTTGTTGTAATCGCTGTAGAAACGATTGGAGATTGAATCACATTATCGATTGTGATAATTGCTTTTGCGTTTTGATTCTTTGCAATAAATCTGTGAGAAGTTCCAATACCAACGCTAGAAATTTCAAGAAGGGTTGGTGAAGTGCTCAATGCTTCTGAAGAAGATGCTGCGACTTGAACAGTGAGTTCATTGTTTTTAACAATGAATACCGTAGAAGGCATCTTATCAGTAACACCGATTCCAGGGATAGTTGCTGTTACAATTCCAATAGCAGAAGTTGTTCCAGCACCAGAGTAAACATAACTTACTTCTTCACCAGTTACAAAGAAGTTTTCTGGCAGTGTTATTTGATTGGATCCAACTTTTACAATGCTGGAATCACTACCATCAAAGTATCTTTCAAAAATTGGTTTTTGTTTATGTGTTAATCCAAATTGTCTCTTAACATCAACTTCTGTTCCATAGTAGAATCCATATCCAGTTTCGATATATGCATTTGTAAAGTCAATAATTGTTTCGGGAATAGTTACATCAACCAATCCAAGAGCATGTTGATATACTCTTACCTGAACATCAATTCCTGGTGATGGAGTAAATGTGAGATCTACAGCACCAGATGGTGTTACATTTCCGCCGATAGTTCCAAGTGATGCACCAGTTTGAATAATTCCAAATTCCGAAATAAATGCATTTGATTCATCATCAGCCAAAACTACTTCAGATACTTGATATTCGCCATTAGTAGTATCTTCTACAGAAACAATGTAATAAGCACAATCATATGTATCTTGATATGTTGAGATTGTGGTTATTCCTGGAGATCCAGATGCGGCAATTGAAGTATAAGTTGATTTTATGGTTGAGTTATTAAATGTACTAATTCCACTAGAAGTTGATGATGTATCTGCAATAGAAACTCTGAGACAATTTACATTGTACTCCACTGTTGTAGTGGAATATGGAATAAGATCAATATTTAAATTAGATCCAGAGAGATATGCGAAGAATGTTCCAAATCCTGGAGTAGAGAAAGAAGATATACTTCCAGTATTCAATTGTCCATATTCTTGCAGATAAACATTAGTTCCATCATGGATGATAATAAGTTCATCAGTTTCAAAGTAAGACTGAGTTGTTGATCCAATTTGCACCAATACTTTAGAACTTCTATAAGTAGAAGCAATACCAACAATAGTAGTTGCTGAAGAAGTTCCTATAGGGATGTTAGCAGTGCTGGACTCTATCTTAACAATATCACCAAATGAAGTGCTTCCAACGCCAGAAACAACCTCTCTAATATTATACGATGCGACACTTACATTATAATTGTTTATTGAAAATCTAGTTGGATAGAATAAAAGATTTCCTTCAGTTCCTGTGATATTGAAATCAAAGGATCCCATATCATAAACAGTCTCAGATCTACCATATTGATTAAGATAACCATTAGAATTATCATGAAGGAGAGAGACAAGCATAATCTGCTTTTGGGCAGTAAACGTCATGTCTTCAACAAAGGTAATATATTTCTTACCAAATGTATCTAAATTAAAAGTATCAACGATACTAAATCTTGTAGATCTTGGTTCGCTGCTGAAAGTATCACTAAAGTCATCAATCATCAAGACTCTGTTACCAACAGACTCGATATAATCTTGAATTACACGAGAATTGAAAATAATCTCATCGGATTTTACCAATCCATCAATTTTAAGGTTGTTTTCTTTAACTAAATCAAAATCATATACACAATTCAAATCAACAACTTGAGAAAAATCTGCAATTCCAACAAAATCTCCAAGATTTTGTTCTGTGCTTATTCCAGAATCAGTTTTTTCCGATTCAATTATAAGATCACTAAATCTTTTGAATCCCGATGTATGATTAAGATTAGCAACCGCATTATCCCATTTTTCCAGAGATATTTCTGATTTTAGGGAATATGAGAAGTATTGGTAATAATCATTATCATGAATTCTTTGGAATTGATTGCTTAAAATTCCAGTTTCTTTCTGCCAACCTTTTTCTACAGTAGATCCAGCACCAATTACATATTGGCAATTAGTTGATGTTACATTATCAACTCTTCCACGAGACATTGAAGACTCGCCAACTATAATATCATTAACATTAAAAGTATTATTCGACGATACTTTGAGAATTTCTGTATTTGGATCCCATCCAACAACAATTCCACTCGAACCATTAGAACTCACACTTTCACCAATATTGAAAGTATTTTTCTTTAATATAATGTCAAATATTGGAAAATCTTTTTCTGCTATAATTCTTCCAGCAGAATTGACAGCATCATATGATCCTGGAACTTCAGTATCAGAAATATACTCTGCCAAATTATAGGATACAGTTGCACCAACTCCTCCAAGATTTGGATCAGTATTTACAATGGTAAAGAGAGTATAGTTATAGTTTGATGAATTGTAACCCTTTGCAGTAGATCCTACTCCAACACTTACATTCTCAATTAATACTTTTTTACCAATTTCAAATGGGAAATCCTGCGGATCACTGAAACTTGCACCAAGAGTTACGACAACATCCTTAGAAGAGGGAATATATCTGATGGAACTAATTCCAATACCATTTGAATTATTAATTGGAATTATTGATGGCGTAACATTATTGATAGATTTTGTATTTTTTACAATATCAACGGTTTTAGAATCTATATTATATCTAAGATCAACATCATCTACTACTTTCTTAGTGAATCCATCTACAACTACAAGATTTGGCGATAATGAATAACCCTTACCGACAGAAGATACTCCAATAAATTCAAATGAAGATTGTGGTACTATCTTTATAACTTCTGGAAGTTTAGCAGTGGGTCTTATAGAAAGATCGTTTGAATATCCAAATCCAATATCATCTATTTTAGTTTTTAAAACTTTACCTATATTTCTTGTTTCTACCTCTAGAATTTCTCTATTCCCCAATTTAGAAGAAATTGTATTAATTTGAGGAACATTAGTTAAATTAAATCCAGCAAAATTAACAACAACAGATTCTATTTCACCATAAGCATTACTAGAATTTGTAGAATACCTTATAGTAGAATTTGTTTGATTATAATCAGACTTCTCTGGAATTTCTGTAAGGTTGTATTTAAACGTATTAGATGATACTCCAACTATCGAATGTACGCCATTATATTTACTACCAATAACAGAAATACTATTGTGATTTACAATTTCAATATCAACAATAATTTCTTTTTTAATAGATGGTGCAATTAGAATATTTGCAGGTGTTAGCTTATAGTAAATTTTTTGAGGTGTGTTCTCAGTAACCCTCAACGTAACAACTGCATTTGTATCAATACCAACTCTTCCGTTTCTAATAACTTCAACATTACTTGCAGAAGAAAAATCAAATTTATATTTAAAAAGTGGATCTGTATAAAATTCTAAGTCAAATGCAGAATACAAAATACCACTATTGGTAAATGATAAGGTAGAACTAGAAACATCAAAGTTTATTGAACCTCTATCGATAAGATTGATTGGAGGATTTACTGGAGAAATTGATCCAGAAGATGCACTTGTGATATTTACAATATTTCTTTCTTGTCTTGAAGAATAATAATAACTTGAGGATAACTTAATGGTATTATCATCAATAACTACTACATAATAAATTCCCTCATTATTAAGTCCACCAGATGGTGAGGATGACGTATAAATTACTTTTTGACTAGTGTATAACCCATGATCGGGCAATGTTATAGTATTTCTAGCTGTGTCTACTGCCGAAGAAAGGAATTCAATTTTATTAACTACCATTCTGCGATTATAGTCATTATATGAAATAGAAATATTGGTAGTAATCCCAGACAATACTGTTACATTTACAAAATCTTCAACATTAAGTCCATGGGTAGATGCTGTTGATACAGTTACCTCATTTTTAAAGATATTTGATGTTAAAACATTTTGATAATTAGTCGAAAAACTATGAATTTGTCCACTACCAATTCCAGTGAAATATAAAAGACTTGCTGCAGTTGAGATTCCAACAAAAGATCCTGTTGTTCCCAATCCGACTCTATATGAACTTATACCAATCAGTTCCGATGTTAGTTTTGTTGCATATACTACAGAGTTATCTTGAAGTTGATACGAAGACACTCCATCAGTAGAAATTGAAATCTGAGTTCCACCGTTTGAAGAATAGATCAACTCATCACCGGATGAAATTTGATGATTTGGTAAATAAATTGATCTAGTTGGTATTGTTATTTGAGTTGCACCAACTCCAGGATTTGAGAAAGTAATAGTTGCAGTTGGTTCAGTAGTTCCTATACCAACCGAATCTATCGGATCAAAGTAATATTGAGTATTAACTGCAGTTTCATATTCATTATCAACTTCAAAATCTAAGAATAGTTTTCTAGTTACCTCAGTAAGTGCAATTCCTGCAGAATAAGATGAAATTCCGGATATTTGATCAATATTCCTTAAAACTCTTATTCTAGAAGAATTTTTATCAACATTTAAAACTTTTACTTTTTCGTCAAAAATTTGATATACATCATTTTCTCTAATTAAATATGATTCTAAATTACCATAAACATTAAAATATGTTATAATACCTGTATAAGATGTTGATCCTATCCCAGATGCTGTATATAAAACATTAATAGAATTTCTTACATTAGATAATTTTTTACTTTCGAAGTCGCTGGCAATTGATACAATATCTCCATTATTAAAATAATGGGGTGCTGTAGAGAATCCAATATAAGTCTTATCCGATGATGGATATAGTTCAACATTTACTAATTCTGATGTTGCAACACTTACAGAGGTTACTTCTTTTCCTTTAACTGTTAAAACACCCGCTGTAGGTTTTCTGGATGATAGATCAGTTTCTTTAAATATAATTCTATCACTTGGTTGGAAGTCGTTTCCTCCTGTTAAAATGCCAACAAAACTTATTTCTCCTTTTGTTACTGACTTTACATGAGAAATTTGTTCTCTAATATCATTTGGATTATAAAGAAATTGATATGTACTATTTGATTTTGATATGTTATACGGGGTAGTATTTCTAATCCAATTAGTCGTGTTAATATCAATTTCAGTCTGTTGAGAAGACTTTTTGTAATTAAAATCTATTGGTTTTGATTTAAAGCAGTCACCAATAAAATATGGAAATACTGGTAGTTTATAATTAGTAAATGATCCACTTGAAGTTGCTGACTGATCACTAATTGTAGTAAAATATGCATAAACTCCATTTGGATATTCTGGAGTTACAGCGAATCTTCCATTATGCTCATCTAGATCTCCCGAACCAACAAATTCATAATCTTCGATGAAAAATCCTACTGGATATAATGCAGTGCTAGGTCTTTCTGGTTTTAATTTTATTTGATATCCAGAAACCATTGATTTAATTGATCCACCAGTTGTAGAAGTATATCCATATGGACCATAAATTGGGTTTCCATCATATGCCCAACCAATGATTGGAGAGTGTGCTATAGAGCTTACTTCTCTTCCGTTGATTAATTTTAAATCAGGTTCATAGAAGATTTCTCCATCTTTAAATCTGGTAGAAAGAACAGATGATCTTAATTTTCTTGGAGAATAGAGATGGAAATACTGCAAACCGAATCCAGACAAGCTATTGCCTAAAATTCCATCATCATCGGTGATTTGTCCGGTTTGAAGATATCTTTCAAACAGGTTAATAGTCCAAGATTTAATATTAACCTTAAATTTTGCTCCTTGTCCTGCAGAAATTACATCGATACTTGTATCAGAACTTGAGTATCCTACTCCACCAAAAATTACATTGACTGAAGTGATTTGTCCATTGGAAATATTTGGAGTTAATACTGCACCGTTTCCAGTTCCATTTACAACAATTGTTGGTGGAGAATTATAATTTTGTCCAGGACTATTAATTACAACATCAATAATACTTCCATTGTTAATAACTGGAGTGAGTTGAGCTTCTGATCCACTTAAAAGTAAAAGTTCTGGTTGTCTATCGTAATTTAAAATTTCTTGCGATCCATATGAATTTCCACCGCTCTGAACACTAACGGATTCAATACTGCCTCTAAAAATAGGTTGCAGTGTTGCATTGAAATTTTGTCCAGATAATGTAGAAACACCAATACTTCCATTTACAGAAACTGTAATTGGTTCATGATTAAAAATATGAATTCCACTACCAATGTCGATCAAATCTACATAATTTTTTATAGTATAGTTAATATTATTTGGTTGAGTGCTTGATGTACTTACTACAGAGAGTTTAAAATTATTATCATCAATTTTCGTAACATAGTATGAAGATGTGGATGACAATCCAACAACAGGAACCTCTGTAAAATCATAGGTTATAATTTCCCCACTTTCATATCCATGATTTGCAATGTTGATAATATTAGATGCAGTATTAATTCCTGCTATAGTTGCAGTTGTTTTTTTATTTCGATAATTTGATCCTGGATTAATTACAGTTACCGATCCAATTTTTTTCTTTACATTTACTGAATTAAATCTCTGTATTCCACTTCCAGTATTTGAAATAGCAATAGTGTTTATTCCAAGAATGCTATCCGAATAAGAATTATAGAACTTAGCTCTTCTTGAGTCTACAACCGAAACAAAATATGAAGAATTTGTGGAAAGTCCAGTGACTACAAGTTCGCCTTGAGGATCATAAACAACTTGTTCATAATCTCTAAACCTATGATCATCGATGAAAGAGATGATATCATTTGTATCGTCTACTGCACCTGAAGTTTGTTCTGCATTAAATTTTACAAAATGTCTGAAACTAATAAGATTTGCTTTCACCTCAGCACCAAATCCATTCCCTCCCAAAATTTTAATTTCAGGTGTATCCAAATAATCAAAACCACCATCAATAACATCAATCCTTTCAAGATTTCCTTTAACTGCACAATGAACAGTAGCACCAGATCCAACAACATCCGAAACTCGTAAAACTGGAGGATTTATGACATCATATCCGTTTCCTCCTCCAACTGCAATGATACTTTCTATTGCTCCATAGTAAATACTGTCTGCGGATTTATAGTTTAGTATTTCTACACCATTAACTAAAATACCGGTAGATCCTGGTGACGTATCATATTCACCTCCATCATTTGCTGGATCACTTATTTTTCTTAAAATTTTCTGTGGTTCTAAAACATTTAATTCTAATGATGATTCTGAAACAAAATTAGAAATTTCTAATCTATTGTCAGTTACTGTTCCATTTACTGATACAAATAGTCCAGAATCAATATTTGATCTGCTCTTCGCAAGATTAATGGTATTGTTATCAGATTTTCTGACAAAATAAAATCCATTATCAATTCCAAGATTATTTCCATCACCGCCAGATCTATAATAAACAGCATCTCCGGTAAAAAATGGATGATTTGGAATTGTTAAATTTATTCCATCAAATGATCCAGAAAATACTACAGATCTATCATTAACTTTAAGTTTTTGATTTAAATATGTTGGTAGTGATGGTGCAGCAACATACAGAGATTTTTCATTATCAACATATACATTTTGAACATTTGTTGTATATTTGTTTAATTCTGGATAATTGATAGATTCCAGTCTAGAAAGAATTTTTCTAACATCATATCCTACACTGGTGTCTAGTATCCCTTGTCCAGATACAACGATAGATTTTTTATTTCCATAGGAAACTACAAATCCAAATTTTTCCTGTCCAGGTCTTCCATATGAAGGAAGCAATGAAACTCTATCTCCAATTACAAAAGAGTGCTCATCAAAGAAATTGATAGCATACGAATAGTTTGAGGAATCAAGTAATTGAATCGAACTTGATTGTAAAGTTGTTGATATATTAAAGAACCAATTATTGTATTTGTAATCAGAAAATTCATCTCCAAGTGTTTTTATTTTAATAGGATCGTTTACTGAAAATTGAGCATTATCATCAACTAATTTTACTTCAGATAATACTCCAGTGACTCTGAAAGTTACTGTTCCATCTTCCCCAAATCCATATGCAAAATCATTAGTTTTTATTTCAGTTCCGCTGGGAATTGGTTGGGAAATATTAGAACAACCTAGGAATTGAGTAAGTGTTTTATCTTCATATGACACCAACATCTGTGTGTCATTTTGTAGATCAATAGTTAAAGTTCCTGATTGAGGAAATCCTACAGTAGAATCAACATCTAATGAAGTTGAACTTGCTAAGAATCCGTCAACACTCGAATCGATATCTTGAATATCGGTAATGTTGATAGTTTTTGGATGAATGGAAAATTCTCCAAAGATAGTTCCTTCAACATCAATATCTCTTTGATATCCATAATCAAGACTTAAAACAAAAAATTCTCTTTCTCCTCTTTGAATTTTTTCTACTTGCGTTACAGTTCCCCTTGCTCTAGGAATGATAGAAGTTTGATCTTGATATATTGTTCTATTCAATAATTCATAGGGATCTCCACTAATAGATTCAACAACTAAATCTTTAGTTATTTTATATTGAGCATCTGATGGTTGAATCAAATATTCCTGAGGCTTAATAACAGCAACATCTTTTCCATAAAGTGCTCGGAATAAAATTTCAAAAGATTGTTCTGTTCCCTTTGATGTATAAAAATCTTTTGATTGTTTTATGAAGAGTGAATCATTCAATTGCGAATAAAATTCTCTCCCCTCAAATCCTGGGGTAATTTGAATTTTTAATTTGTTGAAAAATTCTTGTAAAAAAAGTATGCTAAGATTTTTTACTTTAGAAGATGTGGTATGTACTTCAGCATCAGAATCTGAAAATACAAGTTCATCGGGATTAATGCTATTTTGTAAAGAAGTCGTTCCACTAAACCCTCTTAAACATCCAGTAAAGGAAGTTTGAGTTTTGCCAGTGTATGAAATAATCTCAGAGTCGATTAAAAGAAGTCCGTAAGAATTTGGGAATCCTGCAGTTGATATTACGTTAATAACTTCGTCAGAAAATGAGACATCTTCGGTAAGAGATGTTGAATCAATTAAATTAGCTAAGATGTCAACCTTTATGTACTTATCAATATTTTGTATCAAATCATAGGAAGATCCCTGACTTTCTTGAGATATGTAATATTGTTTTAAAAATTCAGATACTAGAGGAAATTCGTCTTTTACGAATTCTGGAAGTTGATTTTCTACAACTGAATTGATTTTGATTCTTGTTTCTGCCATTTTATATTCTTACAATGTCTCCGTTTAAATAACTTGAAGTTACTACGTATGATGATCCTGAGATATCAGATCCCGAAGATATTTCATCTGATACCATATTTAACACACTAGAGGATGCATCCAATTGAAGATACAAATCTTGCAATCCAATAATGTCATTTGACTGTGGAGTAACTGAAATTTCTATAATTGATTCTCCACCAATATTTTTTGATGTGGAAACAATATTGACTGGGTTTAGAGTAATTTCTCCCCGTTCATAATTAATTGTTCCTGCGTTGTTTTTAACTACTGTTGGAGTATTCCTTGACGTTATATTGAAGAAGAATATTGTACCCGTTTTTCCGTCAGAATTTGGAATGTCTGACATGTATATGGTTCCGCCAATATTACTTACGGTAAAACCGGAGGACTTTATGTTATAACCTCTACAATTTCCAACATAGAAAGAGTTTCCAAAACAAATCTCATAATCGGAGAATTGATTAAGTGATGGTTTCATATTTCTCCTAATGGAGATTTTTGTAATGTTAGAAGTTATAGAGTTGTGACTATCATCAATTAATTTTAAAAACTTACTATACTTAAATCTTGCTCCATACTTATTAAGTTCACTTGACTCTGCATAAGAGTTGATATTGTTAGATACTATGCTTCTTACAAAGTCTGAACTTGGAGCATTATTGGAATTGTAATAAACAGATGAATTATATTCGACATAAAGATACTTGAGATCCAAAATTTCTGGTACAATTCCCGCCACGCTGTATTTTCTAAGTCCAGATTTTATGTTATCTTTAACTTGAGATGAAACAAATGTTCCATTAATTGGTTTGATTGATATAAAAACCTTTCCATACTTTGGAGGGTTCAAATCTTCTCCACCAAAAACTGAAATAGATTCTGTTTCTGGATATAACAATGGAATTATACTTTCATAGTCTGTAGCAGTTACTGCCCTATTTTGAGACGCATAAATTCTTGGGGCATACTTTTTAATAGAATCAACAGATTCAATATCTTGTCCGGATGTTGTTGCAGTATTTGTTGTTATCAGAGAAATTTCTGAATTTACAACTCTATTGTTATTATCAACGATTCTTCCGCCAAAAGTGAAGGAAGAAATACCATTTGCATCCTTTCCTGCAGTTGTAATATATGAAACTTCAATATAATTTTGATTATCAAGTTTTACGCCAAAAATTCCATCACCAAAAATCAATTCATATCTTTGATCTTCTATTTCTTGAATGAAAAATACTCTAGAAGTTGAAGTAACATCTAAAAGACTATTTGATAAACTAAATTTTCTAGAAACTGTGCTTGCTTGAGTATTTCTGACTGATACTGCAATTGAACTAACATCAATATTTGGATTGTCTAGAATAAATTTTTGTTCAGGGTTATTTGAATCTACTGTGAAAGTCTGAGCAATAAAAGTTCCCTCATAAACGTTGATATTATCGAATGTTGCAATTCCATTTACAACAGGACGTGAAATATCTTGTGGAATGGTAAAAGAGAAACTTTGATCAAGGAAAGCATTTGTGCTAGTACACACTACACCCTTCTTGAGAGTTAAAGTAGTTGGTTTTGAAGTTAAATCTATAGTATCTACAAAGAAAGATATATTTGCTATCGATGCTTTTTTTGATCTTGGTACATATCCAATGTTTCGTGCTAGAGAAACGACGTTTTCTCTCAAAGTAGCACTATCAATAAACACCTCATTGCTAACCATGTTAGCATTGTATGAAGTGATGTAAGTATTATATGCTAAAAGATCAATTATAGAAGATAAGTTCGATCCTTCAAAATCGTAATCAGTAAAATTCGGATTCGATCTAAGGTAATCCTTAATCGAATTCTTTATTTGATCGAAGTCTAGTTGAGTGAAGTTTACTAATGCCATTATCGTGTTGACTGTAATGCAAATGCTAGCTGTTGAGGCAATACATCAATACCGACAATGTAATATCTTATAGTTACATTGAACTCATTATTATCAAAATCTGGATTTACGTCCACATCAATTAATTCTACTCTTGGTTCGTATCTGTTAATTACACTTTCAATTTCTTCTCTAATTACAGATGCAGTCATGCCATCAACATTTTCAAATAGTACTCTAGAAACCCTGCATCCCAAATCTTCATCGAAAAATCTTTCCCCAGGAGAAGTAAGTACCAAATTCCTGATAGAACGGGCAATAGCAGTCTCATTTTTAATTGCAATTAAGTCATTATTCAGGGGGCTTGCCTGAAATGACATACTCACATCTTTAAAACCTTTACTTACCCGCTCTAGAGGCATGGAAAATTATAATTCTATCTTATTTATTATGGTTTTTTGACTTCATAGAGTGGTTCTGTTCCGTATTCCCAATCATCATAGTCTTCATCATTACGAATTTTCTCATGAAGTTCATTTTGATGAAAAAAATCGTGTTTTTTGGGTGTCAAATCGTCATTATTGATCTCACGAAGCATTTTTTGTTTGGGTTGACTACAATAATCAGTGATTAAATGGGTTGTTCCCCACATTTCTCGCATGTAATCTCTGTTTCTATCTGGATCTGGGTGGATTGCCATCTGTTTTCTCCTCTTTTAGGGGTTGAACAGAACTTTTTACGGGGTTGCTATCCCGTTCTTTTGCTGTTTTCCAGAAATATTCGTCTTCTCTACCCATTCCAAGACGATCAAACCCGTTTTCAACCTGATAATAGTGAGTAGAAACCTTAAAATCGGGCATTTTTGGTTCAACAGGTGTCAAACTGTTGTCAAAGATACGAATTCTATTGTTTGGGTAGAGGCAAAACTGTCCATTATTGAGTTCAATTAGGTTATGTGACTTGTGTTCGGCAGGATTTTCACTTGTAGCATAGTCAACCATGTCAGGATCACGATGATAATTGTCTAGAGTGCAGATATAGGTGCCTTTTTGGATACCAAAGTCGCGTGTATAGCACTCAAAATCCATTGAACCGATGAATTTCTTATCAATTGACACTACTCCGTAATCCATACAGTTCCAAAATTGCAAATTTGGTAGATTCAAGTCTGGATCTGGAGTTTCTGGACGAGACAAAAAGGCACTAATCGGCAGTTTATCATACATTGCCGCATATTCTGGTAAATAAGTCTCAAAATAAAAAGCGCGTCCAGGTATGGACTTTGCCGATACCCAGACTCCCTTTACAAATTCACCCCAACCTTCTTGATGATCAGTAAGGTATTCTTTACGAACCCATACTTCTTGTGAAGGTAAGTTGGTGACTAAACAAGACATGTAGTTTTTTATTTCTCCTACTATTTACCTTGTCCGCGATAACGCTTCTTCTTACCATTACGAGACGTTGCTGAAAGAAGAGTTCGTGCAGATCGTCCTTGACGAGTTTTTTTAGGAGCACCTGCTTGAAACAGAGTTTTGTTGCCACCACCTTTAGTCATTAAATTTCCTCCAGTTCGAGTTGTTCAATATCAAATTCCTCATCAGTATAGTACCTAGAGGAGAGTTCGTCAAGAACCTCAGTGCATTCTTCATAACTGAGGTTCTGGTATATCTTACGTCCTTTGTATAAGATATTAAAATTCATTAGATCACGCGAGTCTTTTCATGTCCAACACGAATGCGAGGATCACACCAGATATCAAATCCAGCTTCCTTTGCATCTAAACAGAATGAAACGTCTTCACCACACATATCTTGAACCGCACCAGATTCAAAGACTTGCATCTTAGGAGCAAACCAAGGATACTCAAGGTTTTCAAATACACCTTTCTTAATCAGTACCCAACCGAAACCAGTGTAGTCAACAGTAAATGGTTTACGACGCTTCGAGATACCTTCAACGTTCTCATGATTCATGACTCCACCATTCTTACGGAAGTCATCTTCTTCCAACCAGTGTGCAACAGAAGTTGTATGTCCATCTTCAGTAGCATACCAACCAGCAACGATTTCCTTCTCTTCACCTTCTTCATTCAGTGCCATATCGCACAGTTGCCAGAACTTTTCAGTGTTGAATACAATGTCACTATCAATCCACAGTTGGTAATCATAATTCAGTTTACCATCCCAAGGAATCTGCTTAGGACCGCGAAGAACATTTGCACCAAGTACTTTACAACGTGCAAAGTTCACCATCGAACTATAGTCTTGAGAGATTTGAATACTCATTCCATTTTGAACGAGATCAAAACAAAGTTGTACAAATGCCTTCAAAAACGTAAATGAACATCCACGTCCAGGAAGACAAAAGACAATCGACTTGCCCTTCATTCGCTCCTTAATCGCATCATAATCCCATTCTTCTTCTTTGGGCTTTGGTGCATTTGCTTTAACAGTAAATCCTTTTGCCATGAGTGAAAATAAACCTTCAGATCAATTTTAACAGTCTATATATGACTTGTCAATAAGAACTATCTAGCGAGACTTTCCGGTTCACCATAAGTTCCTCATAAGACAAATCATCAATCTCATAGTCAGTATGCATAATACCAACCATTTTCTTTAAAGTATTCCAAGTTTCCTTAAATTCTTCTTCTTTGACAGAATGAAAAATACATCTATCCTTTGCATAAATGTGATAAATCTTTTCCATTATGCTACTCTCCCATAACTGTCCTCTAATCGAATAATATCATCCTCTTCACATACTCCAAGTTGTGTTTCAATAATTGTGATACCATTCTTTCCTGCTTTGAGACGATGTACCTCTTCCTTTCTTATAAAGACACTATCACCAACTTCAACATGCCTCACAGTGTCTTCTAAAGTAAGTTCCCCATCCCCTTCAACAACAATCCAATACTCTTCCCTATGGAAATGATATTGGAGTGATATTGAGTGATTTGGTGAGATAATAATTCTCTTTACCTTATAATCAATCTCTTCAAGTAAATTCTCAAATAATCCCCAAGGACGAACCTCTGTAGTCATAAAATTTTTTCCGAAATTTTTTATTTCACTGCATTATATATCAATACAAACAAAAATCCGACAGTGCCTCCGAAGAACGTAAAGCACTGCCGTGGGTATCTTATTAACCATCCCGCGAAGACAACCTTCCAAAAATTCCAATAGGGGTTTTTACGTCTTCTCATGATTCCGGAAATTTTTTATGAGACTGATATATCGAACGCGAATTGTCACCTCTGTAGGTTAGGGTAGTTTGGCGTTTTTATAACGGTTACGCCCGCAGGACGCTATAAGGAATCGGCACAATAACTGCCGAATACGCATACGAATATCATAACACATAAGGGTGCTAAGTGTCAACCACCCAGCACCCCTAAGTTATCAGAACTCGATCACATCTGCAGTGGGTTCCGCATAAGCGACTGACTGCTGATTGTCCTCAGTGAGTGCATCGAGAATCGAAAGAATCTCAGCACCAGTGTTACCTTTGGACAGCAGAGAGATGAGAACTTGCTTGGACATAATGAAGAAGGAAAGTGTTGTGAACTGTGTGTGCCTAGTTTATACTCATGCGACAGGAGTGAGTGTTACTTAGGACGTGATCAGTAAGTGATGATCAACCGTAACAATAGTCGTTGATCCAGTTACCTACCGAATCACACTTTCTGAGGCGAAGCAT